TACTATCGCAGATGAATCAATTAGATTTACCTGTACTAGTGATGGTAATGATAGAGAACTAGCACATCCTAGAACTTCTGATACTCGTGCTTCCAGAAGAGTTCTTCCTATTACTGCTCACACCACAAATACGTTTACAATTGATGTTGGTGCTTCTCCTGCTGGTCAGCAATATGCACACACATTCGTAAGCGTTGATACTGATGCAATTACAGTTGTTGATTACAACACGTTCGATTGTGCTGATGTTTATGGTACAGCAAGTACACTTCTAGATATCGTCACCGATACTTTAGAAAATGCAAATCTTGCTTCTCCTGTAGATCATCTCGGAACGATCACTAAATCACAACCCACTTATGAATATGTTGGTGCTACAGTTGATGCCTACCTTGAAGTTCCGTTTACAATTACATACTCGGATCAAACAAATGACATCATCTATACAAATCAAATCGATACCGATGGTAAGTATAGATTTAGAGATGCTGCTAATCTGCTCCGTCTGAATACTTCTGCAATTATTGACAAAACATCTTATGATCTTCTGCAGAGATATCCCGATCTTGCTTCTGAGATTCCTGGAAATGCAGATGGTTCTGGTTCTGGCACAGACAGATGCAAGACTGACCTCAGACTAATCATTGCTGAGATCATTAATGATATTGAGATTGGTGGAAATTATAGAACGATTCGTGCTGCTAAGTTCTATCTCGATAGCAACAACGCACTGGTCCACATTGGAAACCAAATCCAGTTCTCCATCTACGCACACAATCGTCTCGCTCATTACATGAAGCAAGCGATTACTGGAGATTTGACTACTGATAATACAGATGCAATTATCACTGGTGATTGGGGTATTACTGACGATGGAACTTCCTCTAGTTTCACACCAACTAATGTTACTTACGATCCTGCAGATGGTCTTTCCGTTATTACTATTGGATCGCACTCACTGAAAGTTGGTTCTTATGTAAAACTTGCTGACAATTCCATCACAATGACATGTGCGATGGATAGTAATGCAACTCAGCACACATATCCTCGCCCTGGTGATTATTCTTCAGGTAGAGATCTTCGTATCGAATCAGTAACTGACACAACAATTACTCTTGATATCAATAAGTCTGGTCCTAACCAAACCTTTACTGCTGGAACTGGCACTACTTACAATGCAGCATCTGGCGAACTTGTATTGAGCATCGGAGATCATAATTTAGAGGTAGGAATGGGCGTTGTCATTACTGACAATTCTCTGACCTTTACTTGTGATTCTGATGGTCATTCTGCACCACAAACTTATCCACGCTCTACTGACCCTGCATCTGGTACATCCAGATCAATTAGTGCAGTAACTAATACTACAATTACGATTAACGTAGGTAATAGTGGAAGTGCTTCTGGTAATGCTCACTTGTTCGTAAGTGCAACTGCAAACTCTATATCACACCTACCTCAAGTTGGTCATACATTCGTAAGTGCATCAACAGGTGCGGTTACCACATCTATCAATTGTGCTGATGTTAGAGGTGCTATTGACACCTTAGTTACCACACTGAATGATGCTTTAGCACCTACTTCTGATGACTTTGCGGTTGCTGCAGATCGTGTTTACTTCAACAGAGATTATATTGCTGAAGAGATCACAGGTCTTACTACAGCAGAATTTACTTATCAACTGAATAATGTAAACTTCCAAGCATTTGTATATCCTGGTTCTACTGGGTTAAGTAAGTGTGAAAGAGATATCAAACTTATAATCCGTGCTATCCTCTCTGATCTTCAGACTGGTGGATCAAATGCTACGATTGACGTGTTCAGATTGTATCTGGATAGCAACAATCACTTGAATCATATTGAAGAAGAACTTCTCCCAACTCTATATGCCTTTGAGCAAATTAAGACTATTGGCGAGTTTGCAATCAAGAATAATCTTCTTGCTCAAGGTGCTACACCTACAACAGGCGACTATGCTGCTCTGTATACCACTGAAACTCCTTACATCGACACTGAAGCGACTATAGACATCAATCAGGTTGTATATCGCTTCCGTGAATTGGTTGATATCGGTCTTGGTATTATTGCACCTGCTGGTCAGACTGCAAGATCTGCATCCAAGAACATTCTGTATAATCAGAACTACTATGATACTGAACTTCAACAGATTGTTAATTCTCAGTTTGGTTTCGGTTCTTGGAGTTATGACACATTCGTTGATGAAATCACCAAGAATGTTGTTCATGATCTAATCACAACAGATACTGATGACAAGCAAACTGCCACAAAGGTTGTTGTAACTAGTGCTTCTGGAAACTTTACTATCGGTGAATTGGTCATTGGTGGTACTGGTGGTGGATACTACAAGGTTCTTGAGTGGGATGAAGATGCTTCGATCCTATATCTTGGCGTTAGACTTGGTGGTACTGCCTTCACTTCTTCTGAAGTTCTAACTGGTCGCCAATCCACAACCACAGCAACCACTTCTAGCACTGGTACTACGTTTGATTGGTATAACAATCCTGGTAATGTACGCACTAGAGATACTGCTGATACTATTACCTCTCTGATTGATGCTGAGATTCCTGGAACTAATCTTTGGACAAACCCCGAAGACTTTGACACTAACTGGACTGGTGCTGGTACTTTCCATACCGCAGATGCGATAGTGGGACCTGATGGAAGTCTGACAGCAGATAAACTCAGAGATACTACTTCAAATAATGTTCACACTAGATCTAGAGATTATAATCTCACCCAACTAGAAACATTTGATACTGATAGTGTTACATTTGACACTGGCACAGAATCGTTTGATACTGGTTCTATTACTGCTCTTCAGAAGTACACTTTATCGTTCTTCGTAAAAGAAGCAGAATATGAAAGAGTCAAGTTTGAATATATTCTTGATCCTGGCACAGCGGGAGAGCAAAGGGCGTTCTTCTCATTCAATATGGATGTTGGAACCAAGGGAAGTCTCTTCCAACCTGGTGGTGCTATCAGAGTTGAGCAAGAGGGTGTTAAGACAATTGCAAACATCAATGTCACCACCATTGCAGCAATGACTGGCACATACACGGGTCTATCAGCACTTGGTGCTGCAGTCGGTACTGGTGCAACCTTTGATGTCACGATTGATCATGAGAACGCTCCTAATACAGCAGTCGTTACTATTAATAATGATGGTATTGCTTATGATGTAGGTGATTCACTTACGATTGTCAATTCTGCTATCAATGGTGCTAATACTTCTAATAACCTCACATTTGATGTAGAGACTATCTTTAATAATGGCGCTGGTGTGATTCCATATGGTGATGGTTGGTATCGTGTTTATATCACGGGCGAATTTGGTTTTGGATTCTCTACACTACAGCATAAAATCCAACTTCTTAATAATTCTGGACAAGAATCGTTTACTGGAACTGGTAGTAATGGGATATATCTCTGGGGTGCAAAACTTAATAAGGGCGAACTTGATCCATATGTTGCTGCTTCTGGTGAGACATTCTTCTCCAATACTGAATACAATATCAAGCAATTGATTCTTAATTCTATGATTGGTTGGATGTCGGAGTCTCTTGATAACTCCTTGACAAATCCTTCACCTCAAACCACAACATATACCTTCTACGATTCTACTGCTGCTGCAGACTACACATCAGAATCTATCAGAAGAAGTATTAGATATCTGTTGGGTATTGTAAAAGAGCAACTGGGTAACACCAATCATGTCAATACCTTTAGTGATAATAGTGGAATTACAATTCCAACATATACCTATGGAACTAGAAATATCCCAACAGGACTTCTAGGTGGAATTGCTCAGACTGAATACTTCTATGGTTCCTACTCAGGAAGTTATGCAGAACTTAAGACTAATACGCTAAATGAGGGTCTTATTGCTAAAGTTTATAAGAGATTCCGAATTGATGGTGACATCACTGATGGTCCTTATACAATGAACGAAGTCGTTCAGAAGCAAGGTGATGCAGCAATCACAGGCGTTGTTTACGGGTTCCATGAAGATGAAAACTTCAAGTATCTTGATGTTGCTGTAACAGCAGGTACGTGGGCAATCACAGACACTATTGAGGGTGCTACAAACACTACCACCGCGCAAATTAGTGCAATCGAAGATAGAATTCATATCATCGATTTCAGAGGTACTTTCATTACCGATATTCCATTCAAGGGATATACTAGCGGTAATACAGCAACTCCTATCACGCTCTTCAACAATAATGCAGCAGTTCTTGCAAATACTGGTGGTAAGTTGACAGTTGATACTGAAGGTCTTACGGGCACCTTCGAGACAACTTCGGTCGTATACCCAAGTACATCTAGAGTTTATCTCGACCTTCAAAGTTATGCAGGTTTAGAACTTGGTGTTGGTGATCGTATTGGTTCTAGTGGTCATCAGAGATTGCAGATATCAGTCATTACCTCTCAAGGTGTTGTCCTTAACAATTTCACAGAAGGCAATCGACTTTACAAAGTTGTCTCTGGTGGTCAGGTCAGTAATGTCTACGGCATTATCACTGGTGTTGATCTTGATAACAACTATGTTTACGTGAAGATGGTTGAGGGGTCACTTACTCTGGGTGATTTTGTTGGTGATTATGGCACCATCGGCGGCGACTTCCCAGTCGGTTATGCAACAATTAGTACGATTGTTACTAACGCTGGTGCTGCTTCTGGGCGTATCCAAAACATCCAGACAATTGGTGGTACTAAGAGACTTTATCTTGCTGATATTCGCGGCACATTCTCAGAAAAAGATGGCATCGTCGGACCTAATGGACATAAGTCTATTATCCTCGATCGCGATGTACTCAAGGGAAGAGTCAAGAGATTCTTCAGAGGATTTGATGGTACGACTACGAACTTCAAACTCAGTACTGGTAATGGCACTCAGTACCTTCCAGATCCTGCTGGACACCTTCTTATCTTCATCAATGGTATTCTGCAACCACCTGGTGCTACTAACGCATTCACCGCGTTCTCCGATCAAATTCAGTTCACAGAAGCACCTGAACCTGGAGCATCGTTCACAGGATTCTATGTTGGTAAACTGAGACAACTGGATGATATCTCGTTTGAGTTTGATTCCTTGCGTCAGTCATTCAACCTTAAGCGTAATGATGTGTTCTACTCACTTACGCTCACGGATGGCGTTCAGTCCACAACGATTCGACCTGAAAATAATATCATTGTCTCGCTCAATGGTGTTATTCAGGAACCTGGTGTTGGTTTTGAAGTTGTTGGTTCTAGAATCATCTTCTCAGAAATCCCTCGCGTAGGTTCTACATTCGTTGCATTCTCCTACGTTGGTTCTGAAGCAGACGTTGACGCTGCTGAAGTTGTTCCTTCTATCGAAGCGGGTGACCTTATCAGTATCCAGGGAGAGACCTCGGATAGAGAAGTTGCTATCATCGAATCTTCCAATTCGCTGATCACCTTCGATTATCTTGGATCAGTCTTTGGTAGAGATGCAGATGCAACAACCACGCTCACTTCTCAATTCATCGACTCGGTTAGAGTCACTGCTGGTGGATCTGGATTTACCTCCAAACCCGCGATTGTTGCATCGTCCATCACAGGATCTGGTGCAGAAATCGTACCACTGATCGGTGTTGCTGGTATTGAACTTTCTGCACCAGGTTCTGGATATCAAGTTTCTACTATCGATGTTGAGACTAGTGTCCCTGATGATTGGACTGCACCAAACCTTGCTGACTATGGCGAGGAATTGGTTGATCCAGAACTCTCATAAATAACTAAAAATAAACTGAGCAAGTAATGTCTAAGCAGGCTATTAACGTTGGTTCGACCGCCAACGACAACACAGGTTCAACCTTGCGTGCTGGCGGTCAGATTATTAATTCCAACTTCGATGAATTATACGCATCGATTGGTAATGGAAGTAGTACGCAATTATCAGTTTCTAGTCCTGCGTTGAATCAGGTTCTTAAGTTTACTGGTTCTCAATTTGAACCAGCAGACTTAGGCACTCTAACCTCGTCTTTAGATGTTAATGGCAATAGTATTATCAGTGCTGCTAATGGTGACATTACCATTAACCCAAATGGCACTGGTGATATCATTCTTAGTTATGGAACTGCCACTGCTACTTTTGATGGTGGCACAAACATACTAGATGTTAGTGGTGTTTTACAATATAAAAATGAATTCTCAACTATTGGTGCTGCTCCTGCAGCAGCAACATATCCTGGTTACTACTATACTGTTGATGGTGATGATAACCCCTATGTAAACATCAATATTACTGCTGGTGGTACTGGAGATGTTCGTGCAAAGTTGATCACTGAATACTCCAGTGTCAATCTATTGTCTGACATTGATACTACAACTACAGCACCTACTAATGGTCAGGTTCTGAAGTGGAGTACCTCTGGTGGTAAATGGTTGCCTGCAGATGATGACTCAGGTCTTTCTAGTGTTAATGTATTCCAAACTTTGAATGCTGACACTGGTTCTGTAACTGCTGACTCTCAGAGTGATAGTGTAACATTTACTGGTGGAACTGACATTACAACAACCATTTCTGGTGATGTAATTACGATTGCCTTTAGTGGAACTATCCCTACTACATTCGCTGCCCTTAGTGATAGTGACATGTCGGGTACTGCTCAGTTTGGGAATCCCACACAGGGCGATTCACTATTCTGGAATGGTTCTGATTGGATTGTTACTCGCAGTCCTATGGTCTGGTGGGAAGTAAATGCTAATGGAACTTCAGACTTTACTTTTAATGGTCCTGGATTCTCTTCGACAGCAAATGATCCAGACCTCTATGTTTATAGAGGATTTACTTATGCTTTTGACAATAGCATTCAGGGTGGTGCTCATCCATTCCGTATTCAAAGCACTCAGGGATTAGCAGGTAATCCTTATACTGCGGGTCAAAGTGGTAGTGGAACAAACGTTCTTTATTGGACTGTTCCTCTTGACGCTCCCAATACTTTATATTACCAGTGTACAATCCATGCAGCAATGCAAGGCTCTATTAACGTTGTAAGTTAACGATAAATGGCAAGAACAGTTCCTGGATCTGGTGCAGTAATCGAACCAATCTTTGATGAGATTTTCGGTGTTCGCGCAGTAAAAGTAAACAATGGTGGTAGTGGGTATGATCCTACTGATCCTCCAAGATTAACTGTTGACGGATGTGGAACTCCAGATACAGAAGCACTTCTTTATCCTATTATCGATGAAGACTCTGGAAAAATTATTCACGTTAGAGTTCTTGAAAGAGGTAGAGGGTATGACCCTCTGAGACTTCAGATTACACCTCAGCAAGAAACTCCTAACGTTATCAACTCTTTTGATATCAATAGAATTTGGCAGACACATCCTAATTCGCCAACTTCAGGTCTTTTTGGGATTACGAATGATAAGAGGAATGATCGCCTAACAATCGTTGCAGACAATCATCCCAAACCCACTTGGTCACTAGCAGAAGCAGCACCTGGCGGTGGTCCATTACTTGACAGAACTTTCAATCAGACATTCATTTACCGAGGCGGTAAAGATGTTCCTTTTGTAGGTTCTAGAGACTTTCAGAATGATAAGGTAGTTGGCATTCTTTCAAATGGTGGGTTGTTACACACACCAGATTGGGGTGGTGATGGCGGAGCAACCCCTGGATTTGCTATTGACACAGTTAAGTTTCCCTATGTAAAAAATAGTGATACTAACGATGTTATTGTAGAAAATAATATTGCATATTATGGTAGTAGTCACACCATCAATGAATTTTCTAATTCAAATGGTGTCTTCCAATGGGGAGATCTAGAGCAATTTACTTGGAATGTAAAAGTTGAGTTTGATAATATCATGCTCAATGTTAGTTTCTTGGATGAAACTATTGGATCTGTTGAGGTAGGTAGATCTGTTGATGAAATTGGTGGTAATGCCAACGGGATCATTTCAAAGATAGTTAGAGATAATAATGGATCTATCACAAGAATTTATTTAAGGCAGGTACAATCAACATTTGAATCCAATGATCAAGTTATTGGATCTAATGGATTTAATTTTAGAATTGATGGCGATCCTGTAGTATTCACTAATGGTGTATTCTATATTGATTTTGGACCAGAGGCAGATGAGTTTGGAGACTTTGCTCCTGGAGTCTATTACATGGCTCCTCAAAATATTAGGGTACAAAAGAATTATCTAATCAACTGGAATCAATCAGATTCTAGTAACTCTGCAGGTCCCCATGGACATCCCATGCAGTTTAGTACAACCCAAGATGGTGCATTGAATAATGGCACTCTATATTATTCAAGCACTGGTGCCTCAGCAGCACCCGCTGCTGATTATGAAAATATCTATCAAGCAATCTTCATTCAGAATGAGGATGAGGTTAATAGAATATATTATCATTGCCAGTTCCATCGTTACATGTCTGGTTATGAAGGCGATGAAGGGTATATGGTTCTCAGCACTGAAACTGAGGAAGAAGAGAGACCTGAAAATGATTATTATGTTAGAGATTTTTATCAGTCTGATGCAAACGATGCATCAACTATTGATTTAAGTAGGCATGTAGATGGACACTCTAAGATTATTGGTATGTCTTATGATGGATATCCAATTTATGGTCCTTGGGGTTACAATGCTAGTAATGCTGTAGCTAAAGAAGTATCTTCATTCCGTCTCAGAACAACTCTTGAGTTGCCTGGTGCTAGAGATGATGTAAGTGATGGGAGTACGACTACCTTTGCTGTTACTGTCTCTAATGGAGAATTTCTCTTCGATGGTTCTCGCCCGTCATTCCTATTGTTAGAGAGGGGTAATACATACGTATTCAATCAAGATGATTCTACAAATGATTCTGAACATTTGTTCTTTGCAACTCAAGAAGATGGTTGGCATGTAGGTGCTCCTCCTATTATTGGGGATACTACTTACCTTTATTCAGAATCTCATTTTGCAACTTATTACATAGATGGTGCCGAAGTAACATATTCTCAATACCTTAGTCAATTCACTCTTGCATCTCAGCGTGAGATGAGATTCTTAGTTCCTGTAGACGCACCACAAGATCTGTATGTGTTTGGTTACACAACTCCTGGTCTTGGTCTTAGGGTTGTTGTTGAAAATTATATTCTTGGTGACTTAGTACAAGACTATATTTACGATGGTTCAGTTGGTACACTAGATGCTCATAACGGCAAATTTGGCGTAACTCCAGAATATCCTAATGGAACATATGCATATTTTATGACCGAGGATGGCAGTGGAAATCCTGTATATCCATATGCAATTGGTCCAACTTTTTATGGCACTCCTTTGTTTGAGGGTGATCTAGTTCCTGCATTCAGTCAAATATTCCCAACCCAAGCAAAGGGTGATGTAATTTTGAATAACGATGGAACTGTCTCCTATGTCAGAATGACTCAAAAAGGAGATAACTATTTTGGGGATGCTAATGTCAAAATTTTAGGTGGGGAAGGATCTGGTGCTATTGGAAGTGCCGTCGTTCAAACAATCACAGGTCTATCACTGATACAAGCAGGGTCTGGTTATCAGACTCCACCAAATCTTATTTTCCAAGGTGGCGGCGGTGGTGGTGCATCAGGTGCTGCTGAGATTGACGCAACAGGTAAAGTTACTAGTATTAATATTTCAGATGCTGGTGAGTTTTATCAGGAATCTCCGTTTGTTTTGATTAGTGGAGGAGGTGGTACTGGTGCAAAAGCAATTGCTAATATCAATCAAGGTCAATTAAGTAGTATTGAAGTTACCGATCCTGGTAGAGGTTATACATCTTCTCCAAATATCATCTTTACTAAAATTGTAAATCTTAAGAGAAAAACTAGATCAAGACAGGCGTTCAATTCTGGTATTAGATATCTTACTGGTATTACTAAAAATGTTACTACTAGTGATACTGATATTTTTGTTTCTGATACCTCTGCTTTCCCTGGATCAGGTGAACTCTTACTAGGAACAGAAACCATTGCATATACTTCTAAAGCAAATGGTAAGTTCTCTGGATTAACCAGAGGAGTTAATTTTAACTACGATCAACGTATCATCTTAGATAGTGTTCAAGTAGACTCTGACGGAATTTCCACATACAACTTTAATGTCGGTGATAGAGTTATCCGTAGGGTTGAGAGCTCATCTAACAAAGTTGCTAAGGTTTATGATTGGAATTCTACTACCAAAGAACTTTTAGTTACCTTTGAAGTTGATGAACTAGCATTTATTGATGCTGGTCTCCCATCAACTGATGATAGTATCGTTCAGTTTGATGCTGGATTGTATAGCAGCACTACTGCGGCACAACTGCCTCACGTCATTCTTACTGCATCTGGAGAAGAAATTAAAACCCTCACTGAACCTTTATCTGCACTTGCCAATAGTAAGTTTGAGGATAACGATGAGAATGAAGATCCAAATAACCCTGGAACATTCTTGGGAGATGGTATTGCGGATCTAGTAAATACTTCCACCGAATACGAAAATCAAATCAATCTTGATGGTGGTATTGTTTTGGGCGAACCTGGTGAAGGTGGAAGAGACTCTAAATATGGTATTGAAGAAACTCAAGGTGGTCAGAACACTACCCTGTTCCAAGTTGGTGACAACATTAAAGATGGTTCTATTCCATTCAAATATGCAACTATCGTTACTGCAGGTGGATTAGCAGAGGGTGTTCCTCATGTTGGACTTCTGACGATTAAACTAGATGCTAATAATACTAATGGTCAGAACTTTAGTGTTAATGAAGTTATTACAGGACAAACTTCGGGTGTTCAAGGAACTGTCGTTTCTTGGGATCCCGTCAATTCAATTCTTGTGGTTCAGGATATATCACCATACAATACTGGCGATACAAACGTTGGTATCAATGGATTCTTGTATGAGTTCTCTGATAAAGGAACAATTGTAGATTTCTATATTCAAGACTCGGGAACTAACTATAGTGCCGTTCCAACAGTTGGCATTGAAAATATAGGAGATATTGAGGCAACTGCAACAGTAAATATGACAACTGCTGGAGATCAAGTTGAATCTCTCACTATTACCAATGGTGGATACGGAATTGTTCAGTCAGTTGATGGTACATACCAAACGCATCCAACGATTACATTTGCTAATAATGCATCAGATACCACTGGATCTGGTGCTACAGCATATGCAATTTTGGGTGGAGAGGATGTTCTTGGTACAGGTGGTGCGCGTTATAGAATCAAGAGTATTGACTATCAAACAATTGTTCGCTCACAACCTTCATAAATAAACAAGAGGACAATAATCCCTTAGGAAATGGCAGCTCTATTAACTGATCAATTTAGAATTTTTTCTGCGAAGAAATTCATCAAATCTCTGGAAGGTCCCGTTGCCACTCAAAGTGACGATGCGGCAGGAACTTCTAGGGATCGAGTATATTTGTTTATTGGAAGACCTCAAAGTTGGGACAATGAAAATTCACCACCACAGGCGGTAGATTCATTTTCTCAATTTTCGGATTCTTACGATGACATGATTTCTCTGAAGAGAGTCCTCGCTTCGGATACAATTCAGGTTGTTCGTCGTATTGACTGGGTTTCTCCTGAAGAAACTACTGGTGGTCTTGGTTTTACATACGATATGTATCGCCATGATTATTCCCCTTCAAAAACTGCTTCCTCTGGTGCTACCAAACTTTATGATTCGGATTTTTACGTTGTAAACTCTCAGTATCAAGTATACAAGTGCATTTACAACGGAACATCACCTTCGGATCCTAACGGAAAACCCTCTACTATTGAACCTACTGGTACTTCTACATCTATTATTACAACTGGAGATGGTTATCGCTGGAAGTATATGTATACTATCCCAGTTGCATCCGTTCTGAAATTCTTCTCTAATGATTACATGCCCGTTTTCACTAATGATGCGGTTAGAACAAACGCAGTTGCTGGTGAAATTGATACAGTTGTAATCAACTCTGCTGGTGCTGGTTACAATAACGGCACATATGATAACGTTGCTATCAATGGTGACGGAACTGGTGGTCGTGTTTCTATTGTTGTTGATGGTGGTAAAATCACTGCTGCAACAGTTACATCAGGTGGTACTGGTTATACCTTCGGTAAAATTAGTGTCAACGCTGTAACAGGTATTGGAACAGGAACTGCAGGTGAAGTTGATGTCGTCATTCCACCTCCAAGTGGACATGGTGCCGAATCCGTTGTTGAACTTGGTGCTTTCCGAGTTATGATCAACGCTAAACTTTCATATGATGAAGGTGCTGGAGATTTCCCGATCGATAACGACTATCGTCGTATTGGTCTAATCACCAACCCATTGAAGTTTGGTACTGAAGAATTGATTTCTGACCTTACAGTTTCTGCAGGCAAGGCAATCATCTTCTCTCCAACATTCCAAGGTAATTATGTTCCTGATGAAATTATTACACAAACTCGTGTCGTTGGCGGAACCAACGTTACTGCTCGTGGTCGTGTTATTTCTTGGAATCCCACAACTAAAGTTCTGAAGTATTATCAGAATTCTGTCGATGGTATTTTCCCAGAAGTTACTGGTACACAGAATGAGTTTGATGGATCAAACGTCATTAGTGGCGCAACGTCTGGTGCTGCTGGTCAACCCGATGTTGCTTTCCCCGAAGTTCCTAATTCGTCTTCTAGGACAATCAACAACACCGAATATGACTTGGGTATGAAATTTAATAATGGATATGCGAAACCTGAAATTAAGTCAAACAGCGGTCAGGTTGTTTATATAGATAATAGACGAGCAATCAGTCGTGCAAACGACCAGGTAGAAGACATCAAAATCGTAATCGAATTCTAATGGCACAAAATACCAATCTCAACGTTACACCTTACTACGACGATTTCGATAAGGATAAGAATTTTTATCGAGTATTGTTCCGTCCTGGATATCCTATTCAGGCGAGAGAACTTACTACGATGCAGACTATTCTGCAAAATCAAGTGGAACAGTTTGGCGATAACATCTATCAAGAAGGTAGTATCATCAAGGGTTGTAACTTTACAAAC